TCGGCCACGTATTTCCCGTCGGAAACGTTGGAGTCAGTTTCGCTGCCATATCGTGAATCCCGTACCACTTCGTAATTGCCGGACGCGGAAAGGGAAGCGGACATTCTGTAGGATTCCGCAGCGACAGCGGCTTTCATTTTCTGCACCATTCCCGATACGTCCAGTTTGGAAAGGCCAAATTTATCTAGGAAAGAATACTTACCTGATTGATCGGAAATTGCGCCTATTGTGTCGGTGACCATGTCTTTCGCCGCTGCCGCGGCTTCCTTGGCGTTCTTTTCAATACCGAGCGCATAGCCTTCGGCGTTATCTTTGCCCAGCTTAATGGTTTCTTTGGCTGGGGAATGGCTGTCCTGTGCCGTTTGCTGACCAGCCATTGCCTGCTTGGCGATATTGTAGCCAGCCGTGAAAGCGGCCTGAAACCCGGATTCCACACCGCCAACAAAACCGTCAGCGCTGTTCTTTCCATTAGAATAGGAGTTTTCGCCTTCTGGGTCTGCGGATTCCTCGCCTTCCAGAACAATTTCACCCAGCCGTTCACCCTTTGTAAAAATTACGTTTCCTTGGTCGTCTAAGCCGATTCCTAAAGCGTCTAGGGCTTCCTTGCCTTTTTCGTTCATATCGTCAGGCAGGCTGTCTAAGGCAAGAATCAGATTTCTGGCAAGTTCCTCTTGTTCTTCCGTGAGGTCTTCGCCAGCGGCTTTAGTATCTATAATCCTTTGCAGCCAGCCGCCGGCCTGTTTTAATGTGGCTTCATCAAAACCCTCCAAGTAACTTCTTTCTATTTCGGCTAATCTTGCATTATGGTCCTCTGTTGCCTGTTCAATTTCATCTTGCTTTAGACTTCTAAAATAAGTCATTTGATCGTAGGATAAAGACTCATCTTTTTCTATAGCAAGAATCTCATCGTTCAGTTCTTTGATCCTGTTGTTATGGCGTTGCTCCTCTTCTTCTATTTGTCCTTTTAACTCTTTATTTCGATCTACAAAATCTTGATAAAATTCGGAACGCTGTGAATATCCTTCTGCCTCAATCCCTAAAATATCGGCGTATTTTTGTTCAGCATTATCCACGGCGATTTGATAATCAGCCAAGGCGGCTGCATTTGCCTGTTCTAACCATTCCTCGGTGTATTCTTCTTTCTGACCGAGCAACGACTTGTTCAGTGCAACTTGATTGGAGTATTGCTCATAAGCCTTTTCCTTTACCGCTTCTGTTTCTTCGCTGGCTGCCTTGATAATTCTGGCGGACATATCCTCGTATTCTTCTGCGGTTAAATTTGATGCTTCTGATAACGCTTTAGCTTGATCTAATACCACATCTTGTCTAGCTTTATAAAAATCTAACTCCTGCTGAGACATATCCCTCATTTTCTGAAACAGTTCATCAAGTCTTTGGATTTCGCTATCGGTTAATTCTCGTCTCTCTTCAGAAGCAAGACGAGCTATTTCAGATATTTCAGTTTGGACAGCGTCCATTTCATCGGTTAGATTTTGCTGTTCCTCCTGAGACATTAGGATAGAATCATTAAAGCCTTCCATAGAGCTTTTGGCATTATCAACCTTTTCGTTCCACTGTTCGATGCCGTCCGCAATATGTCCGATAGATTCTGCCATGCGCTCGTTAGCTTCTGCCAAAAGATCGGTGTCCTCTGTGCCATTACTTAACGCGACGCATAAAAGTCCGATTCCGGCGGCTAGGGCGGCTACAAGTCCGATTGCCACCCCGATAGGATTGGCGTTCATAGCGGTGTTCCAGAGCCATTGGGCGGCTGTAACAAGGTTGATTTTTCCGGTTAAAGTGCCCACAACAACCTCTTTTGCGGTTAAAGCTGCGGCAGATGCAGACGTGGCCACAGCGGCGGCGCCTTCCTGAGCAATAAAGAGCGATAGCTGTAAAGCCGCTGTTTGAAACGAAGCTTTCAAGCTGTTAATTGCGGTGGCCGCCGTCTTTGCGATGCTGAACGCCTTTATACCCGCAACAACTGAGGTGACAAGAGGCAATATGATTTTTATATTTTTGCCAAGAAAATCAACGGCTTTCGCCAGGGGAGGAAGTATCGTTTTTGCGAGATTGGTTACCACTTTCCCCAGATCCTTCAAAATATTAGATACTGTGTTAATGGCGTTCCGCAGTCCGCCGCTTTCAAAGGAACGCTTTAAAATATTTACGGTTTCTTTTACCGGCTTTTGGATCTCGCTGGGTAAGAGCTTTATCAGGCCGTCCACTAAAGCGCCGACAATTTGTTTTGCTGCTTGGATCAGCTGGGGCGCGTTATCTCCAATCCCTTTTATAAACGACTGGATAAATCCTACAGCCAGATCAACAACGCCCGGCGCCGCTTGCGCAAGCTTGGTGCAGGCGTCAGCCAGAATAGAGCCAAAAGCCGTAACAACGCCCTCCACACCGTTGCTTGTAAAGGCGCTTTGCAGCTCCTCCAGCCAGCCATTGACCGTGGGAAGAACCGAATCCTTTAAGGTGTTGGTAACGCCCTGGGTTAGTTCCCCGATAAAGGACATAGCGTTGTCCTTCAGCGTGGACATCTGCCCGTTAAAGGTTTGGCTCTGTGCCTCCATTGCCTGGTAAAACTGGCCGCCCTCGCTGGTAGCATGCTTGAAGGCTTCCGCAACTTCCTCCGCTGATACCCCGCCGGCGGACATGCGTTCTTTTAACTCCGCCATGCTCTCGCCGGTCATTTTGCTGATCTCATTTAAAGGATTGAAGCCCGCGTTGACAAACTGCAGTAAATCCTGCCCGGACAGCTTGCCGGCGCTTCCAACCTGGGCAAACGCCAGGGTTAAGCTGTCAAACCGCTCTTTATTCCCCTGAGATACGTCCCCGAGCATTTGAAGGGTGGGGAGAAGATCTTCCGCAGAGGTTCCAAAAGCTAAAAGGGTTTGAGAAGCTTTTGCCAAATCTGAGGTTTCAAATGGGGTTTTGGCCCCCATTTCTTTCAGATTGTTAACCAGCTTTGTGGCTTCTTCCGCGCTGCCAAGCATCGTACCAAAGGAAGTAATATATTGTTCCATTTGGGAATTGTACTTAACGCCGGAAAGAACAGCGGCGCCAAACGCACCGCTTACCGCTCCAATCGCGGTGGCTGTTACTTTCAGCCCGGTTTTCGCAATGCTCCCCAGCTTTTCAATTCCAGACTTAAAACCGGAGCTGTCAACCCTGGTATCAAATTTTAAAGAGCCATCGTAAGCCATAATCTCACCCTTTCCTGTGAGGTCATCGGCTCATAATGGCACTACTTGACCTGCCTTCCATTTTTTACTTTTATTTCAAATATCTGTTTGCAGTTCTTTCCCTTGCATTTAATAAAAATACCCTTACAGTCAGCCGTCTGGCTTAACCGCAAAGGCATTCCATACCCACAATAGGGGCATTTTACTTTTCCAATATGGTCACCACCTGATTTTAGGCATAAGAAAAGCACCTGCGTAATAGCAGATGCTTTATTTCAGAAGCTATAATCCATTGGATTCAGCTCCATAAACCGCTTGTTCGTGAGTAAATTTGTCAAATTCCAATTGAGCAATAAGCTGTTCCCGAGAAAAAGCCATAAGCTCCAAATACTGAGCAGCCTTTTTTGAAGCCTGATAGTTCCAGTCAGCACCGCACTGACCGACACCAAAAGACGCCTGATCTGGTGTGAATTGATCAAAAATCAACTGATCAACCAATCCTTGGCGAGAAAAAGCAGAAACACTTAAATATGAATTTGCTTTCCCTAAGGCTTGCTGGTTCCAATCAGCACCGCATCTGTCCACTCCATACACGGCTTCCTCATGGGTAAATCCTTCAAATTCCAGTTGGGAAACCAGACCTTGATAAGAGAAACACATGACATTCAAGTAAGCTTTTGCTTTCTCTATTGCGTTTTTCTGCCCAGCAGTTTCTCCGGTTGGTTCCGGTGTGGCCGGAGAAATTGAACTTGAAGTGGCCGGAGGCTGTACAGGTTTGCTAGACGAGGATTCCGCAGGAGGGGACACAGCCACAGAAGAGGTGGAATTATTTTGCGTAGGTTTTTCAGGTTTCTGGATGTCGGATATCTGGCTTTCTGCAACAGGATCCTGATGAACGTTATCCGGTGACGAAGATTTTTTTGAAGCGGAAGAAGAGTTTTTCCTAGAAGAGGTATCTATACTTTCCTTTTTGTCCGCCGGATTAGGTTTAGATGATACGGCCTGCGATGATTCATTCGTAGAATTTAGATCATTTCCTTCTTGACACCCGGTCAAACACCCGATGGCAAGGATAACCGCCAAAGCCCCACAAAGTACCCTTTTCATTGCATCTTCCTCCTTTTTCCTAGATTATAGCACGATGTGTATTCATTACACAACCCTGTCAAGAAAAAGGATTAGAGCACCTTGCTCACGTCGCCGCCGTTTAAAAGGGCCTGCTCGATAGCGTTCAGCTTTTCCCGCTCAGGCTGGGGGAGAGGAATCGCAAACTGCTTTTTCATTTTCCGGTAAAACTGCTTTTGCTCATTGCTCATTTTCGATGTGATGTCAATGCTTCGGTAACCCATGATTTCCACAATCCTGGAATCTGATTTCAGCCCCAGAAACATGGCTTTGAATTTCCACCAGTGAAGATAAGGAATATCCTGCAAATCTACGCCGTACTGCTCCAGAAAGGCCGCAAAAATGTATTCGTCGTCATAGGAATAGGAATAAATCTGCGCCCCCTTCCCGGCGCTTACAGCGCAGTTTTCTTCCTTTCCGGCCCGATAGAACCACAGCATTTTGTCAATGGCTTCTTCTATAGGTGCCGGCGGCTTAAAGCTGTTTTTTAAATCGCCCGTGTCATAATAAAGGCTCAGGGCTTTTACTGTTTTGTCCAGCTCGGAAAGGGAGGAATCCTCCATCATCATTTCAAAACGGACAGAGGCGCGAAAATCCGAATTAATCGGAACCTCCGCGCCGCCGATGGTTACCGTTTTGGGAGCCGGGTCTGTCAGGATATTCATTTCTTTGCCCGGCGCTGGGCGCGGTTTCCGGAATACTTAGCCGTGACAGCTTTCGCCATAGTTTCAAGCTCAGCCTTTTCCGCGTTAATACCGTCCACCAACTCCTGAAACGCGTTCATTGCGACTTTTAGATTCACCACGCCGTCAAAAATTTTGACCGCGGTTCCCGCACCCCAAAGCCTGTCAAACGCAGCGGCCACAGCTTCACAATTTTCCCTTACAAAACCCGCCCAGGTGTTTTCCGGAGAATTTGCGTCAATGGAAGCGATTTTTTGAAAGGTTTCTTCCATCACTCTTTGAATGAAATCCGCCTTATCAGCGTCAAAGATATCATAGTCCAGCTCTTTTCCGTTTACGGTAAACATCGGCTGTGTCCTCCTTCTTATCACACGGATTCAGCGGCGCCTGCTTCGGTGAAGGTTTTTGTAGTGGTGTTAAATTCACCGTCTACAAAGGTTCCCACGTTGTTCAGGTTGCCGGTGACCTTGATGGTCTCGCCGCCAGCGCCGGCACAGCTTGCCACCTCTACGGCTACCCTGAATTTTCTGGCCTTAAAGGTGTTTTCCTTAGAAGCTACCGGCTCGAACAATTCAACCCGAATATAATCGCGCTCCGCGTCGGCGCCGGTCAGTTCGTCCCGTCCGATCTTGTAAAGCTCCATGACCGCTTCCTCAGATTTGATCAAATCGGTGTCAAAGGGGAACTGGGGCTGATAGCCCTTCACAATGCTGGACGCGGCCTTGTCGTTGATATACGCCTTGGTGTCCAACTGGGCGGCGGGGTTCTCGTCCAGGGTATTGAAGCCCGCACCCATCAGCGCGTAGGTTGTATCGCTGTCCCCGGGAATGCCTAAATAGTCCGCGATTTGGAACCGCATAATGGTTTCATTTGCCATAGTTATACCTCCTGAAAGTATTGAAGCCTGCACTGGATTTGATATTTTCCAGTGTCAGGCCCGGTTGTGAATAGATAGCCCGTGCTTTGGGCTTCGATTTTTTGTGGGATTTTTCTTTCCGGCAGGCTTGGAAAATTGCCGGTTCTGGTCTGGACTTCCAGCCATGCCGCCAGATTCTCATAAAATCCGCTGTTGGCAAGGTTCTGCAAAACGTCCGGTCCATAATCATTGACGGACCGGATCACAAACAGGTATTGCCGCACGCTGCTTCCGCCAATATACTGCTTTACGATCTCCGTGGCCGGGGTGGTATCGATGGAATATTCCACCTCTGGGCCTTCCGGCAGATAATCTACATTGATCGCGCTGTCTCCCATCAACGGACAGGTCAGGAAATAATCCCGCAGAGATTGAATAATAGTGTCAGCCATGCTATTTGCCTCCTGAAATCTTTTTTGCGCCCCGCAGGATTTCGTCCTTGTGGTCGATCTTCATGCGTTCGAACCACTTCGCGCCTCTCTGTGAGTCATAGGGACGGCTGACCGAAGTCCTGTAATACTGAGCGGCGGCGTAGGGGGCGATGTAATTGACTTCACCGGAGCCAACATCGGTTCCCAGTATGCCAGATTTATCCAGCATACCAGTCTGAAAAGGAACATAGGGGGAGGAAAGGCGTAAAACCTCGCTGTCTACAAACCTTTGGGTTTGGTTGAACTGGTCGCTTCTTTCAGCGCTGAAATTTTTATTCCATTCCAGCCTCGCTATGATTTTTCCGTTTTTGCCGGTTGTGGTGAAAACCGCGCCTTTGGGTGTTTCGATTTTAAAGCCTCCAGCCATCGTTATTTCCCCTCGATTCTCCAGTGCCGCATCATGGGAGTACCCCTTCGGTTGTCCCTTACCGCGGTTACCACAAAGCACTCATATTTTCCGGTTAATTGGGAAGGGCCTGTGATTTGGTCTGTCACAAGCCCTTTTACCACAAGATCGCCGTTTGATATAACAATTGCTTCCTCGGTGGGAATCCGCACGATATAGGAATCCGCCGTATTCAGTCCGGTATCCCCTACAGAAACGGCCTGCTTTCCGTACCAGTTAACGCCAGGATACTGCCTGGAAGTCCACTCCTTCAGCCGGGTTTCCTTGTTGTAGGTTTCATGGTAGATGGTGATATCCGCGTTGGTTATCATGGCATCACCTCACACAAAGGACCAGCCGGAAAACACCAGCAGGTTGACAGGGAAGGAGAGGTGACGCTTCATAACCGACAAAACGCCGGCGTTGGCTTCTGTCTGGCCGGAAAAGGAAACGCTGTATCCGTCCACGTTTTCAGACTGAATCCCGGAGGCCGCCCCTTGAAGCGTCGGTATGATATCCGCCAAATCACACTCGCACGCCGAGAGCTGCGGCCCCATTGTTTCCGCTGAGGCCGCTTGTCCCATCGTGTAATAATCAATGAGCTCAGACGCTTTTTGCGCGTTTGCCTGATACTCGCTTTCCGGAAGCTTTCCGCCCCGCTGCTGGTACTGCTGATACGTTGAGTACATTCGGGGACACCTCACTTCAACCGCCCGGAGAGGTTACCACCTTACGCACACGGGCCAGAGTGGCGTTGGTCACCTTATACCCGGTATTCATTTCCACCTGGGCCAGGGAACCAGCAAAGCGCTCGGAATCAATCACTCTGGCTACCTCAAAGTTGCTGATCACGGACAGGGCCTCGTGATAGTACATGACATACTGCACCGTGGACATATCAACCGTTTTCTGCGCGCCGGTGCTGTCATAATACTTAATAGAGCCTTGGGCGCCGTTGGCTTCCACAAAGGTCATGCCCAGCCACTGCCCCACATTTCCGGTGCTGGCGATCCGCGCATTCATTACCGGGGGGGAGGCTTTCCCCGCCGGCGGCCACGACCCG